TACTATCGGACAGGTTCTCCAAAACCTGAAGAACTTGAAACTGAAATTATTGGAGAATAAAACTTATGGCAGTTAAAGCAAAATCTGATCAGAATAAGAGCTCTTATACTCTCGATACTCTCGGTTCTCCTAAAAAGTCTCGCCAAGGCAATGGAGGGGGAACTAAGTACGCTGCGTCTTCTCGCAATGAGGCTCGTAAACCTTATAGAGGTCAAGGTAAATAATACCATTGATTGAAAGGATAAAAATATTTTTATCCTTGATGAAGATGAATTATCAACCATTTATCATTAAAAAATGATTCAATTAAATCCACAGATTCCTGTTATTACTCCCAAAGGTAAAGGGTGGGCATTTTTTTTAATTGATAGATCTCAAGAACATGATC